ATGCGTCTGCAACCTAACCCTCATCTTGATATTCGTATGGATATCAAATCTCCTGGCTTGAATAATGATTTGGAAGAAGCAACTCTAACACATGCATATCCTCAAGATAGGGCGATTGATGGTTATGAAAAACTTCTTTATGATGCACTCAATGGAGATCAATCTCACTTTGTTCATGCTGATGAAGTAATGGAATCATGGCGTATTGTTGATGATCTTCTCTGTACTGGCGATCAATGTCAGATTCGTACCGTGCCTTACATCTATACTGGTGGTTGGGGACCATCACATAAGTTACATCAACTAGGAATTGATTGGGATTTTCCAGCATGACACATATTCAACTGTTTGTTAGATCAGTAATGCAAACCCCATGGGCACTAGGTGTCATGGGGTTTTTCTTAGTATTTGTTCCCATCATTGGTATGCATCTCGTACATAAATATGGATGGGAGCACTGGGAGCCCTTTAATGTACCGAGAAACCCACCTTCAAAAGAAGAGTGATGAATGTGCAAGCCTTTGGAGGGAGTGGTTACACTTGTGGCGAAAAAAGCATTAGGTGCGCCAGATGCTAGAAGAGCCTGGTGCAAATGCTGTGATGAGTTCAGTATAATGTGCCATCATGAGGCAAAGATTAATCCTAGATATAATAAGTTGAAATCGGATTGGAATGAACCTCCTCCTCCGCCCTCTTGAAGATATTAATGATGTAACCTGGAGTATTGTTATCTCTCTGCTAATACTACTTGCAGGAGTTTTTTACGTTATCGTCTATATACTAGGTATTGACGAGCGAGAAGCACATGGGAGCCATGACACCCCCAAGTCGGAAGAGTTGTTACAACTTCCGAGTGATCAAGATCAACAGAGTAGTTGATGGAGATACTATTGATGTCACTATTGACCTCGGATTTGATCTTTTTAAAAAAGAACGAGTTAGAGTTGCTGGTGTGGACACGCCCGAAAAAAGAACTAGAGATTTAGAGGAGAAAGCACTTGGAATTGACGCGACAAACTGGCTTAAAAATCATCTTGACTCGGCAATTAGTGGAGAAGAAGATCTTATTATCAGAACTGAGCTTGTGGGTGGAATGGGTAAATATGGCAGACTCCTTGGCTGGCTTTACATCGGAGATGCTGAACTGTCACTCAACGAAAAAATGATTGAAGAAGGTTACGCCTGGGCATATGATGGCGGAACCAAGCAGAAAAACTTTGAAGAGTTGCGTGAGATTCGTAGAGAGCACGGGACTTTAGTATGACCCCAATCTTTGTGTTTGGATTTGCAATCCTACTAACATTAGGAATGGAATTCACTTGGCCTGTGAGAAATAGAAAATGAGTACTGAACAATATCTTGGTAATCCCAATCTAAAGAAAGCAAACGTTCCTACAAACTTTACTCCCGATCAAGTTCAGGAGTATATCAAATGTTCTGAGGATCCTGTATATTTTATTCAGACTTATATCAAGATCGTTTCTCTTGATAAAGGTCTGATTCCTTTTGACATGTATGATTTCCAAGTCGATATGACCAGGAAGTTTCATGACAACAGATTTAATATTGCCAAGTTACCTCGTCAGTCTGGTAAGTCCACCATCGTTACTTCATACCTCCTTTGGTATGTTCTTTTTAATGCGAATGTCAATGTCGCAATTCTAGCAAACAAAGCAGCAACCTCTCGTGAAATGCTGCAGAGATTACAACTGTCATATGAAAACCTCCCCAAATGGCTCCAGCAAGGTATCCTCCAATGGAACAGAGGTAGTCTGGAACTGGAGAATGGAAGTAAAATCATGGCTGCATCTACTAGCTCTAGTGCCGTCAGGGGTATGTCTTTTAATGTTATTTTTCTGGACGAATTCGCGTTCGTTCCGAATCACATTGCTGATCAGTTTTTTAGTTCCGTTTATCCTACTATATCATCAGGTAAATCAACAAAAGTTATTATCATCTCTACTCCTCATGGGATGAATATGTTCTATAAACTCTGGCATGATGCAGAGAAAGGTAAGAACGAATATATTCCAACAGAGGTTCATTGGTCTGCAGTTCCTGGTAGAGATGCTGCATGGAAAGAACAAACTATCAAGAACACCTCAGAGCAACAGTTTAAGGTTGAGTTTGAATGCGAGTTCCTTGGTTCTGTTGATACTTTGATTAGTCCTAGTAAGTTGAGGACTATGCCATATTCAGATCCAATTGCACAGAATAAAGGTCTTGCAGTTTATAAGCGTGTTGAACCAGAAAAAAATTATATCATAACAGTTGACGTAGCAAGAGGCACATCTAATGACTATTCTGCGTTTGTGGTTGTGGACACAACAACTGTTCCCTATGAAGTTGTTGCTCGCTATAGGAACAATGAGATCAAACCTATCATATTCCCCAATGTCATTATCGATGTTGCAAAGAACTATAATAATGCTTACATCTTGTGTGAAGTAAATGATATTGGCGGACAGGTTGCAGATATTATTCAGTTTGATTTGGAATATGAAAACCTACTGATGGCAGCAATGCGCGGGCGTGCAGGGCAGCAGTTGGGTCAAGGATTCTCTGGTAAAAAGACTCAACTGGGTGTAAAGATGTCAACTGCTGTCAAACAAGTTGGTTGCTCTAATCTTAAAGCACTCATTGAAGAAGATAAACTCATCATTCCTGATTACGATACGATCGCAGAACTAACTACTTTTATTGTCAAGGGTCAATCATTTGCCGCAGAAGACGGATGTAATGATGACCTTGCTATGTGTCTTGTTATTTTTGGTTGGATGGCAATGCAACCATACTTTAAAGAAATGAATGATAATGATGTGCGTCAGCGTATTTACGATGATCAAAGAGAGAACATTGAGCAAGACATGGCACCGTTTGGATTTGTAGATGACGGACTAGGTGATGAATATTTTGCAGATGCTCAGGGTGATGTGTGGCAAGTCGCGGAATATGGTGATAAGTCCTATATGTGGGAGTTTAGGTAAAGATTCAAAAATATAAATAATCTTAGACAACCGATGTTGACATCAATCTAGGAGACTTAAACAATGGCAGCAAATCAATCCTCGCCAGGTGTAGTCATTCAGGAAAGAGACCTGACGACAATCACTACACAATCGACCGCAAATATTGGCGTTATTGCGGCACCTTTTGAGCAAGGTCCTGTTGAAGAAATTGTAGATATTTCTAGCGAAAGAGAACTTGCAGACGTTTTTGGTAAACCCAACGATTTTAACTACGAGTATTGGTATACTGCTGCTCAATTCTTGAGCTATGGTGGTGTTCTTAAAACTGTTCGTGTTGCAAATACTGCACTGAAGAACGCTGTTAATACTGGAACTGCTCCTCTGATTAAGAACTTCCAAGATTACGAGACTAACTTTGAGGAAGCAAATAATACTTGGAAATGGGCTGCTAAAACTCCTGGCACTAAGGGTAATTCCATCGGTATCTTCATGACCGATGCTGGTGCTGACCAAATTGCAGTTATGACTGCTCCTGGTTCAGGTAACGAGCATGAGTTTGTTGCTGATGAAGCAGTTTCTGCTGCATCTGGTGCTGCTGGTAAAGTATATAAGTATAGCATTCTCCTTACAGTAGATACCATCGTTGGTGACTTCACTCCTGGTGCTAGCACAACTATCAATATTGGTGGTTCTGAAGAAGCAGTTACTGTTCTTGCATGGGATCCTTCCAACAAGAAACTGGAAATCGGTCTTCCCTCTGGTGGTGTTACTGGCATCCTTGCTGATGGTCAAGCAATTACTCAGGGTAATAACACTGCTGCTATCGATACAACAATTGAGCGTCGTCTCTATGTTGCTTTGAACAAAGATAGTATTGCGTTAAAAGCAACTGATGCAGTCGCTGATACAAACTCAACTTCGGTCACAGTTTCTGCTGTTCGTAACGAATATGATGAGCGCGAGTATCTCCCTGGTGTAAAGTGGGTTAATGTTGCTGTTCGCCCCAACACATCTAAGTGGGCAACTGAAGCGGGTGGATATCGTGACGAAATGCACATCGTTGTTGTTGATATCGACGGCAAAATCACTGGTACTACTGGTGCTCTTCTTGAGCGTTTTGTTGGTGTTTCTAAAGCATCAGATGCTAAAACATCTGTTGGAGAAACTAACTATTATGTCAATGTTGTGAAAGCACGCTCCGAATACATTTATTGGGGTGAGCATGAGACTGGTGTATTTAATGCAACTGGTACTCCTGCTGATGGTAACTGGGGTCTGAGTGCTAATCGCCAATTCAACCTGCTCCGTTCTGCTGCTGGTTCTACTGACTATCCCGCAGGTCGCACAACCGTAGGTTCTAAGAATAATGCTACCTACTACTATCGTCTTGCAAGTGGTGTTGATTATGCAAACTCTGGTGGTGTATACACCGTAACCAATACTGACGTTGCTACTGCATACGAATTATTGGAAGATCCTGAGTCTCAGCAGATTGACTTCATCCTCACTGGTCCTTCTGGCGCTAGTGATGCTGAAGCACTTGCTAAGATTACTTCTTTGACGAATATTGTTGAAGAGCGTCGTGACTGCATGTTGTTTGTATCACCTCGTCGCGGTAATATCATTGGTTTGAGTAATGCTCAGACAATTACTAACAATATTATTGATTTCTTCGATACCTTACCTTCTAGCTCTTACGTCGTATTTGACTCGGGTTATAAGTACATCTATGATAAGTACAATGATGTATATCGCTACATCCCCTGTAATGGTGATGTTGCTGGTCTCTGTCTGCAGACAACTGAGGTTGCAGAGCCTTGGTTCTCTCCCGCAGGTTTCCAGCGTGGTACTCTGAGAAATTCAATCAAACTTGCATACACTCCTAACAAGACCCAACGCGATCGTCTTTACTCCGCAAGAGTTAATCCTATCGTTTCTTTCCCTGGTCAAGGAACAGTTCTGTATGGTGATAAGACTGCACAAAGTTTTGCTTCGGCATTCGATCGCATCAATGTTCGCCGTCTGTTCTTGACTATCGAGCGTGTTGTCAGTGGTGCTGCTAAGTCTCAACTGTTTGAGCAGAATGATGCTGCACAGCGTTCTCTGTTCCTGAACATTGTTGAACCTTACATGCGTGAAGTTCAAGGTCGTCGTGGTGTTACTGACTTCTTGGTCAAGTGTGATGAAGATAACAACCCTGCAGAAGCAGTTGATCGTGGAGAATTCTACGCTGAGGTCTTCGTCAAACCCACACGCACAATCAACTATATCACTCTGACTTTCACTGCAACCAGAACTGGTGTTGCATTTACCGAAGTCGCTTCCTGATAAGACTAAACATAATCAAGAGACCCTACGGGGTCTCTTTTTTTGCGTGAAAATATCTTTTGGTCTAAATATATGTGACGGAGACATTAAAAAACAATGGCAAATAGAGGAACTATTGACGATTTTAAGGCAAATGTAGCTGCCGATTTTGCTCGTCCTAATTTATTCCAAGTTGACTTGGCATTCCCTTCTGGAATTATCAACAACTCTTCCCTGATTAATCTGGGTAACTTCACTGTTCGCGCAGCAAATCTTCCTTCCTCTCAGATTGGAGTGATTGAAGTTCCTTTCAGAGGTCGCGTATTGAAGATTGCTGGTGATAGAACCTTTGAACCTTGGACTATTACCGTTCAAAACGATAGCGGTTTCGTACTGCGTGACGCATTTGAACTGTGGGCATCTAGCATTCAAGCATACAACGAGAACTTCACATCTGCTGCTGGTCTTGGTGATGAAGATGACAGCACTGGTTACTTTGCTGATATGGAAGTTCACCAATTGGCACGCGATGTCAAAGATGGTCAAAAACCAAAAGTTATTAAGTCTTACAAGTTCTATAACGTATTCCCTAGCAACATTGCTGCTATCGATCTCGACTTCGGTAACAACGATGCTATTGAAGAATTCACTGTAGAACTTCAAGTTCAATACTGGACTCCTGAAACACCCAGTTCCAACAACTGATAAATAGACCAGGACCAATAACTTAGAAATATAATGTCTCAGCTCTTCGGTTTTTCACTTGAAAGAGCAAAGAAGGTCCCTAAGGGGCCTTCTTTTGTTCAAAAAGATAATATGGATGGTTCGCAACCCGTAGTAGGTGGCGGATATTATGGATATTCTGTTGACTTTGATGGTACGATCCGTAATGATTACGAACTGATTACCCGATATAGGGAAATGGTTTTGAACCCTGAGTGTGATAGTGCGGTAGATGATATTGTCAATGAAACAATTTGTGGAAACTTTGATGATGTTCCTATTGAATTAGAACTATCTAATTTAAAAGCATCAGATAGAATTAAAAAACTGATGAGGGAAGAGTTTGATGAAATTCTTCGTCTCTTAGATTTTGAAAATCGTGCATATGAAATTTTCCGTCGTTGGTATGTTGACGGAAGATTATTTTATCACAAAGTAATTGATCCACAGAATCCCAGTGGTGGTCTTGCAGAATTACGTTACATTGATCCTCGTAAGATTCGCAAGGTAACTGAATATGAACAGAAACGCCCAGAACAATTACGAGGCGTAGATCTCAATACTCAATTAACGCAAAAGGCGGCAGAATATTTTCTCTACAACCCCAAGGGTTTGAAGAACTCTACGAATCAGGGAATGAAAATTACTCCCGATTCTATTACATATTGCCATTCGGGCATTCAAGATTTAAATAAAAATATGACTCTTAGTCACCTGCATAAGGCGATTAAAGCAGTCAATCAACTTCGCATGATTGAAGATTCTCTGGTCATCTACCGTTTGAGTAGAGCACCTGAGCGTAGAATTTTCTACATCGATGTTGGCAATCTTCCTAAGAACAAAGCGGAGCAATATCTCCGTGAAGTTATGGGACGCTATAGAAATAAACTTGTATATGACGCAAACACAGGCGAAATCAAGGACGACAAAAAATTCATGTCGATGCTTGAAGACTTCTGGTTACCCAGAAGGGAAGGCGGTAGAGGAACTGAAATCTCTACGCTCCCAGGTGGACAGAATCTTGGAGAACTTGAGGATGTCAAATACTTCCAAAAGAAACTCTATAAAGCACTGAATGTACCTTCCTCCAGATTAGAGACTGAAACTACATTCAATATCGGACGCGCTGCTGAGATTACTCGGGATGAAGTTAAATTCCAAAAATTTATTGCACGTCTCCGTAAGAGATTCTCTGAACTTTTTGTAGATCTTCTGAAAACTCAACTCATTCTGAAAGGTGTAATTTCACTAGAAGAGTGGGAAGAGATGAGAAATCACATTCAGTTCGATTATGTTGCAGATAACTATTTCACTGAACTGAAAGAGATCGAGATTCGTAATGAGCGTATGAATCAAGTCAACACTATGGATCCTTATGTCGGCAAGTATTTCTCTGTTGAGTATATGCGTCGTCAGGTTCTCAAGCAAACCGAACAAGAGATTAAGGAAATTGATGAGCAAATTGAATCTGAGATGGAATCTGGTGTTATTGCTGATCCTGCAGCGGAAATGGATCCCGCTATGGATGCTGGCGGTGAAGGTGCCCCAGCAGAAGTAGCACCTGCTGAACAGGAGTCCGCAGTTGAACCTGCAGATTCCCGCAGGGGTGAATTCTAAATAGACTAAATAATACTACAGTGGGAACATATTATGCCTAGTGATATTGCAAAACAGATCGTTCAACAGATCTTTAGTGATGATAAAGCAGCAGCAATCGATTCTATGAACGATGCACTTAGTTCTGCTACTTATGACGCCATTCAGCAGCAAAAAATTAATTTTGCAAAGCAAATGGGTTTTGAGTTAGATGACACTGCACAAGATGCTGCGGATGAAATTGCTGCAGATCTTGCTACTGATGATGCCGAACCTGAGACTGTAGAGGTTGATGGTCGCAAACCAGAAGATCCTCCCGCTGATGAAGTGGAGCAACCTACCGCCGAACAAGAACCTGAGGAACAAACCGATGAGACTGATAGCTGAAGAAATCAATAATGTCGATTTTCTCTGCGAAGAGAATGAGGGCAAAAAGAATTACTTCATTGAAGGTATCTTTCTGCAAGCGGAACTAAAGAACCGCAATAACAGAATGTATCCTCAGAAAACTTTGGCACGAGAAGTTGCTAAATACGATGAGAACTACATTCAAAAGGGGCGTGCCCTTGGCGAATTAGGTCATCCCGATGGTCCTTCCATCAACCTTGACCGCGTTTCTCATAAAATCCTTTCTCTTAAGGAAGACGGGAATAACTTTATCGGTAAGGCAAAGTTACTCGACACTCCTATGGGTAAAGTCGCTAAGTCATTACTCGATGAAGGGGTTAAATTGGGTGTCTCTTCCAGAGGCATGGGTTCTATTCGTAAAGAAGAGAACTGCAACGTTGTTATGGATGATTTCATGCTCGCTACTGCTGCTGATATTGTAGCAGATCCTTCTGCACCTGATGCATTTGTCGATGGCATTATGGAAGGTAAAGAGTGGGTTTGGGATAATGGCATCTTGAAAGAATCTGCAGTAGCAGAAATCAAACAGGAAATCGACGAAGCAACTCTTATCAATCTGCAGGAGCGTAAAATCTCCGCGTTTGCAGCATTTTTAAAGAGTTTGTGATTTATAAATAAATACAGACAACGCTAAAGCATAACGGAGTTACAAATGGCTGAGACCTCACTCGATAAAGAGTTAGATAACATGGAAGAAGTGACCGAAGGTTCAAACGCAGTTACCAAAGATGCTAAGCCTGGCGAGAAGATTGATACTTCTAAGGGCGGTGCAGCAAAGGTAGTTGATGTCACCTCGGATTCCATGGAAGGTGCAAAGGGCACCAAGAACGCAGGCGCATCTGCTGCAAAGTCAGTAGGTAAGGCACCTGTCCCTAGCACCAAACCTAGTGACGCATCCGCAAAGATGGAGGAGACGGAAAGTGAAGAAGAGACAATCTCTGAAACCGACCTCGACTTTACTGAGGATGTTAACGCTCTTGTCGCTGGTGAAGAACTCTCAGAAGAGTTCCGCCTGAAGGCAGCAACCATCTTTGAAGCAGCTGTAACCAGCCGTGTTAACAAAGAAGCAGCAGCGTTGCAAGAGGCATATGAATCTGCCTTGACTG